CCGGACCTCCATTCTTGAGAACATCAGGTGACAATATATTGTACAGTCCGGTACCATCATAACCAATATTCCAAGTTCGGACAGAGCCTTGTACCCTGTCAATAAATAAACTCCTAACTTGGTCTACGGCTGGAAATGTGAGTACCACAGGTAAATCTGAGCCGTTAGTGCTAATATAGATGTTTTCGGACGCTAGTAGTTCGTAAATAGAGATAGTAGCGGTTAAAGTACCAGAGCCTGTAGGGTCGGTAGGAATGATTACAGTTGGTGACTCGTTTCTAGCTGAAGGTAAAAAGTATTGGGATATTAAAGAGGGGATATTAGATGTAATTGGTGATATGTAGAAATTTTCCATTTTATTATAACATTAAGAATAAAATGGTGAAAAGTGGTTTAATTAAGATAACATGTGCATTTCTAATACTAGCATCTATACTAGTGATTTTTAAAGTTTTAACACCTGAGAGGTGTAATAAAAAAAGAGAAGACTATACAGTGGCAATTGGCTCTAACAACATGGTCCTAACAGATGAGCAGGGAAATCTCTCAAGTATACAATTTCCTAAAGGTATGATTATAGCATGGAATCCACCTTCAGGTGTATCAACAACTGATGCTCCTTCTGGTTGGGCTATTTGTGATGGTACTAATAGTACTCCCGACCTCAGAGGGAAATTTTTAGTTGGATCTAATCCTAATAGTAACAAAAGTGACAGTTACACCGTTAGAGAAGTAGGTGTTAGTGGTGGAGAGGAGAGTCATACTCTTACAATTTCTGAAATTCCAGCACATAAACATAATATAGCTGAAGCAACTAATAATATATTATTAGGAGATGATGGAAGGAATCCATCAGGAGCCCTGTTGTCATGGGGAGCGAGTGGAGGTGCACACGGTGTAAGTAAATGGACAAATCCATCAGTTGATTCAGTAGGCTCTGGTACTCCACACAATAACATGCCGCCTTTTTATTCAGTAATATATATTATGAAATTGTAATATAAGATTGTGTACTTATAATAAATGGAAAAGAAGACTTTACAAAAATTAGCATATGTATTTGTAATTGTAGCATCTATAGTAGTTATTTTAACAGTTTTAACTTGGTCGAGATGTAAGAAAAGATATGAAGACTACACAAACACAACCGGGCCCCTTTCCGGACCTAATAACATTGTCCTAACAGATGAACAGGGAAATCTCTCTAGCATTCAATTTCCACCTGGTATGATTATCGCATGGAAACCAGGTAAAGATGCAGATAAAACACATGCTCCCGCTGGATGGGCTATTTGTGATGGACAGAATGATACTCCAGACCTCAGAGGAAGATTTATACTTGGCTCTAACCCATACAATAGCAAAAATGAGAATTTTACAGCACGAGAAACAGATGAAAAAGATGGTGAAGAGAAGCATACTCTTACAACTTCTGAAATTCCAGCACATAGCCATAGTTATTCAGATGTTTATTTTGCTGAGTATTCTTGGATAGATCATCCCGGTTTAGATAATCTAGAAGGTGGTAATGATAAAGTTGGGTCTAATAAGTATGACAATGATAATAGTTATTTAGGAAAAAATAAAACCACTGGTTCTTCTGGTAGCGGTACAGCTCACAATAACATGCCACCATTTTACACTTTGATATACATTATGAAGTTGTAAAACTGAACCTATATTAGTCTCTTTTTAACAAGTCTATAGTGTCTCACTCTAGTCTTCCTAATACCTTCACCAGCTGTGTAAAAGTTGCTATATATGTCCGATACCTTAACAGGGTCAGTAAAGTCTATTCCAGAGAACTCCTCTTTACTTACATACACCTTGTCTAGCATAAAGTACACATAGCTAGCGGATACAGCAACCGGATACGGTACACCACTATTTCCCATATTAGAGTAATAAGAAGTTATAGGCTCTCTAGAGTTAAAACTATATATACAGTCACCTATATAGACATAACTAGTCCGGTTTATTCTGATTAAGACAGAATTACCACTCATACTCTCGGCCAAGTCAACCCCTGGCATAACGTCTCTGACATTTTTATACCTTTTTACAAGCTCTGTAAAATATCCGTAGTTATCTGGTCTGTGAGCGCTCCAGTCTGAGTTCTTAACATACCTATTTTTAGGTATGCCAAATACAGAGACAGTAGTCCTGTTAGAGTTTACATATACAATATATGGTGTAGAGCCATTATCGCGGATTTCATAGAGTTCTCTTTGGTAAGGTGTGAAGTTTAAAGGTCTGTAGAGCCTTCTTGATTTATGATTTGCAATGTACTTCTTAATAAAAGAAGTTTTTGGACGTTTAGTACGTGTAAATTTTTTAGGAATTTTTACAGCTGTTTTCTGGAATGTATTAAATTCTTTCCAAGGGTGGTAGTAACCTGATCGGTCACTCTTCAGTCCATAATGCCTCATTACATGAGGTTTTTTAGATTTTAAAAATAAAAGATTAGAAGTAGATAGTGTTTTCATTTTATTTAAAAAATGAAAAGTTTAAATAATAATAACTGAATTAGAAAACATTATGTCAAAGTTAGAAAAACAGAAAGTTAAAAAGGAGTCTTCTAAAGACACATTAACTGTTGTAGCTGTCGGTGACCCTCATTTCCAGACTACTAATATTCCAGAAGTAAATATGTTTATTGACCGGCTTGAAGCCTTGTGTAACGAACTTAAACCGGACCTAATTGTTATATTAGGCGACTTGCTACACACTCACGAAAGGTTACATGTCACACCTTACAACAAGGCTTTAGAGTTTGTAACCAGAATGAGAAATATAACTGAGACCGTTGTGTTAGTTGGTAACCACGACATGTGTTTCGCTAAAAATACACAAGTACTTATGTTTGACAACACGGTAAAGTATTCACAGGATATAAAAGTCGGGGATTATGTTATGGGAGATGACTACACCCCTAGAAAAGTACTAAATTTAACAAGGGGCGATGCAAAAATGTACGATATAGTACAACTTGGTGCACAACATTATACAGTTACAGAAAATCATATTCTGTGTCTAAAAATACTTTTTCCTAAAGAAATATATCTGAATGTTATAGAGAATTTATGGACTGTAGAATGGCTCTCTAGTGAATTTGTTATAGAGACTAAAAATTTCAGTATCACAGATAATGTCACAAAAGAAGAGGTTAAAATTATTGCAGAAAAATTTTTAGAAAGTGCTCCTACAATAGGGATTAGTAAAATAAATATTTCTGTGTGTGATTTTCTGAAACTTCCAGAAAAAATAAAAAATAAATTATTTGGTTATAGCGAGAGTCATGATTTTTTTATTAAAGTACGTCCAAGTGCAGACACACAGTTTTACGGATGGGAGACTGATGGGAATCATATGTTTTTACTAGCAGATGGTACAGTAGTACATAACTGTAATAACCAACAATTCCTAAGTACAGAGCACTGGATGAACTCTATGAAAGAGTGGGCAGGTGTAAAGATAGTAGATACAGTATATCACCGAGATATAAAGGGGTATCATTTGGCCTTCTGTCCGTATGTTTTTCCGGGAAGGTTTCAGGAGGCCTTAAACTCGGACCCTAGGGATTGGAAAGGTGCAGATTGTATATTTGCTCATCAAGAGTTTTATGGGTGTAAGATGGGGGCGATAGTGTCTGTAGAAGGAGACCAATGGGACTCTAAGTTTCCAAAGGTTGTTTCTGGACATATACATTCTAAGCAGAATTTAGGGGAGAATGTGTATTACTGTGGGTCGTCAATGCAACATGCTTTTGGGGAGAGTGAGAAGAATGTGATACCAGTACTTAGGTTTAATTCTAGCACCAAGGGGTATGAGTTAGAGGAGGTTGATTTAGCGTTACCTAGAAAGAGGATAGTGTATACAGATGTGCAGAATATAGATGATGTAAAGATACCAGAGGTTTTACCGGACGGTACAGGAGATAAGGTGAAGATAACTATATCAGGAGTGTATGATGAGTTTAAGGCTTTTAAGAAGACGAAAAAGTATAGGGAGCTTGTGAAGACGGGTACAAAAGTTGTATTTAAGCCGAAGAAGGTGACAAAGGAGGAGAAAGAGAAGGAGCCGGAGGTGAATGAGACAGATTTTACAAAGATATTAAATGCATTGGTGATGAATGAGAAGAATAGTTTCTTGTATCAGGCTTATGAGTTGGTAGTGAATAGTAAGACAATTTCAGCAGATGAAGTGTTATTTATGTGAGTTACTTACGCAGTAAGAAAGTACAAAATTACGAGTAACATTACAATTAAAATTTTTATTTATAGGTATAAATAAAAATGCCAGGATTTACACGCATAGAAGATTTACCTGACTTAGATACTGGTAACAACCAAAATTTTGATGGTGCAGGTGCTGATGATGAATATAGACAACGAGATATTAACAAGTTTATAAGAAATAGTAACCGTATGATACCTAGTGGTGCTGGTATGAGTAGGGACGGACCGCCTATGACTGGTGGACATATGGGTCCTATGGGTCCTATGGGCGGAGCCCAGCATATGAGAATGATGCCTCAAGAAATGATGGAGCAACCTGTAATGGATGTCCGAGAGATGAGATATGTACCACCACCTCCTGTACATTTTGAGAGACCTGACCCAATGTCATTAAACTGTGTAGATGTTGCTATGCATATACAACACTGTCCGATATGTAGTAAATTTTATAACGGGGACAAATCCCTATATGTAATAGTGATAGTAATATTAGCTATAATATGCTTATTGTTGTTAAAGAGAGTTTTGGGTGTATAAGAGGGGTTGTTCTTAACGTCAGTTCTTAACGCGAGTCTCTTAACGTGAGTCTCTTAACGTCGGTTCGAGACCTCTCACAATTGCCTGAAAAGGGTTTTAAAACGTCATTTCTAGTATAGAAATGACAGAAAAAAAATGTAATGATTATGATACATTAGTCCTTCCGGGAGGTGGAATTAAAGGATTTTTGTTATTAGGTGGATTACAGTGTGCTTTAGATTTAGGTTATTTAGAAAATATAACAACCTATATAGGCACTTCTGTAGGGTCAATGATATGTTACTTAATGGCAATTGGTTACACCCCTGTAGAAATAATAGTTTCTTTTTGTACAAATAGGTGGTTAGAGCGGATGCAGTACTTTAATCTTGTTGCTATGATTAATGGTGGTGGTGCTACTAGCTTTACAAACATTAATGAATGTTTGGAAAAATTTACAATTGATAAGATAGGAAGATTTTTAACTTTAGGAAAGTTAAAAGAAATATATGGAAAAACCCTTATTTGTGTCTCTTATAATATGACCACATGTGTAACTGAATATATCGGTCCAGAAAACTATCCTGACTTGCCTTGCTTAACAGCCTTAAGAATGTCTTCAAACATTCCATTAGTATTTGACCGTTTCAAATACATGGATAATTATTATATTGACGGAGGTCTCGCAGACAACTTTGCGATTATGAAAGGTGAA